GCAATATCCATCCCGATTCAGGGGCAAATGAGTGTCCAGCGGCTTATCTGTCCCGTTAATATCAGCGCATCCCGATACGGGATTTTATGCTCAATGTCTCCCGTCACATCGGGCGATAATAGAACATTCAGCTTTGTGGCATCACACTGGTTCGGTATCTACTCCGACAACGCAGGCACGCTTTCAAGCATGACTAGCACCTCGGCGGCTTATACTAACGGCACTTGGTCATCCTCCAACACGAACAGCGCCAATAGTATGAGGCAGCTTAGTTTCGCCGTTGATATAAATATGACTCCCGGCGTTTATTACATCATGAACGCCATGAGCACGCGGGTCATCAGCACATCGACCAGCTCGCAAACCGTTGCGGCCATGAACATGACGCTACACGGCATAGCGGTGTTAACGGCGAATAACTACGCGGATTTAGGCGTCGTAACGAATTCAAGGGTAAACCAGTTCTTTTCAGGCTTTGGCCTATACGCTACAACTACAAACGCAGTGCCAGCGACCATCAACTTGACGGGGTTGAACGTAACGGGTACGAATGTTGCAAGGGCTAACCTTGCGTTTATCATGAGAAATTAATGGAACCGAAAATCATCAGCTCTTACGACGCTGGGCGGCATAACGCGAATCTCGACGCGACAATCAGCCGCCTTGAAAAGGAATGCGCTTATAAGGATTTGTCCACGGTGATGATTATCCCCGCGTTTGGCGCGATTCCAACGCAGGTTGCTATGAATATGTGGTCACTGTACGCACCGCCTAATCAAAAATTCGCACGCCTGGCAGCGGTTGGCATGGAAGTCGGGGATGCATACACACGCACGATTGAGGCGATTCTGGCGCATCCTGACATGAAGAATTGGAAGTATTTACTGACGATTGAACACGACAATATGCCGCCACCTGATGGACTTGTGAAACTGCTTGCTCAAATGGAAGCGCACCCAGAATATTCGTGCATTGGTGGATTATACTTCACGAAGGGCGAAGGCGGGCAACCTCAGATATGGGGTGACATTAAAGACCCCGTAGTAAACTTCCGTCCGGTTCCACCTGACCCTAATGGTGGCCTTGTGGAATGTCACGGAACGGGCATGGGGTTTAACGTATTCCGCCTTGATATGTTCAAGGATGACAAGTTACGCAAACCGTGGTTTAAGACTACAGCAAGCCAGACGGAAGGACTCATGACGCAAGACCTTTATTTCTGGGCTGACGCCCGCAAGCATGGGTATAGGTGTGCTGTGGATTGCAACGTTAAAGTTGGGCATTTTGACCTAGCATCGGGGATAAGTTGGTGATATGGGGCAGAAGCGATGAGTGAAGAAATCAAACTAATCCGCCTCGACCTCGGTTGTGGCAAGAACAAAAAAGAAGGCTACACAGGCGTTGACTCGATAGCCTTTGACGGTGTCGATGTAGTTCACGACCTTGCCTCCACACCTTGGCCGTTTGATGACGACTCGGTTGATGAGATTCACGCCTCCCATTTTGTAGAGCATCTCACAGGTACGCAGCGCATCGCATTTGTGAATGAGTGCTACCGCATTCTTAAGAAGGGCGGCAAATGCGCTATCATCACCCCGCATTGGGCATCTACCCGCGCTTATGGTGACTTGACTCACCAATGGCCGCCTGTGTGCGAGATGTGGTATTACTATTTGAGCAAAGAATGGCGTGCAGTGAATGCCCCGCACAATGTGGATTATCAATGCGACTTTGACGCGACATGGGGCTACTCGATGCACCCTGAATTAACGGTTCGTAACCAGCAATATCAGGGATACGCCCTGCAATGGTTCAAAGAGGCCGCGCAGGATTTACATGCAACCATAATAAAGAAATGACCCCATTAGATGAATTTGCCAGCCTCATAGCCGCGACATCATGGGCGAGGAAGAAAGACGCATCACCCGAAGAATTAAAGGCGTTTGCTAAACGTGTGTATGACGTTGCAGAAGCATTAGTAGCTGAATCGAAAATGCGCCATGTGGCTGACATCGTTTCAACCTGACGCGTTCCAGTCGGACGCTTTTCAAATCGAGATAATAGACGAAGAAGAAGTAATACTGCTGGGCGGTGGCCCTGGAGGGACATGGCATCACCATGACCAGTATGCAGATTACAAAGAGAAAGAATACCAGCGCAATAAGGCGGCGAACCTACAAGCCGACCTCAAGCGTGTGGATGATGAGATTGCCAATAAGCAGCGCAGGCTTGAATTAGAGCGTGCAGACGAATTAGAGGCAGCGGCTATCCTACAGGAAGCCGATTTACTGGAACAACAGATTATGGATGAAATTAACAAGTTACGCATTCAGCGGGCTTGGTTAATGCAGCAGCTCGATGACGAGGAAGCATTGTTGGTTATTTCCATGATGCGGCCTTTTGGGGCGCTGCTCAACTAAACTAGGATTTTAATCATGGATTATGACGCAGTAATTGCGGAGGGCTTTAAGCCAGCCGATGCACAGCCACAACCTGTTGCTAAAGAAGAAGTAGAAACACCTATTACGGAAACGGAAGCGCCCGAAGGAAGCACTGAGCCGCAGGCAAGTGATACACCCAGGGAAGAAGCGTTCCCCCGTAAAGCTGTAAATGCCATTTCTTACCGTGACAGGAAGATTGGTAAATTACAGGCCGAACTCGCACAGCTCAAGAGCGTGCAAAACACTCCCCAAAAGCCTGCCCCGGAAGAGGCGGATTTCGAGGGGAAACCCTACGGCGAATATCTGAAAGAGGTCGTTAAACACGAAAATCTAGAAGCACGCCGCGACGATGAACAGAAATTACTGAACGCCAAAGAACAGGAACTTGAGGCAGAGCGCAGGGAGTCGATTGATTCCAATGCAGAACTAGCCAGAAAAGCATTCCCCGACTTTGAGAGGCTGGTCACGGATTACTGCAATACGGAAGGCAATCTCGGCCTATCCAAAGAATTGCAGCATGACTTGGCCGAATCAGACAACGGTGCTTATGCCCTCTATTCTATCATGAAAGACGGGCTTCTCGATGAACTCAAGGCACTCACGCGAGCTAGGGCCGCGATGATGATTGCCCGTCACGAGGATAAAGCGCTCACACTATCAAAGAAAAAATTTGTTTCTTCGGCTCCAGAACCTTTGACCGCTGCACGCGGCGGGGCGACCGGAACCAAATCGCTCGGCAACATGAAAACAGATGAGCTGCTTTCGTGGGCGTCAGTGAAAACCTAATATAAGGATTTAATATCATGGCTAATGCATTTAATAATAACAAGGCAGCACCCGGAATTATCGCTAAACTGGCGGCAGGGATGCTTGAAGACCAGCTTCAATTCTGCAAGTCGATTGATAAGGCGGACGAGTCTGATTACGGTGGCAAGAACGGCTATTCGGCTGGTGATACCATCTATGTCAGCAAACCCGCCCGATTCATTCCGGGAACAACCGCAGATATTACGTCCACCGTTCAGGATGTGGTTGAAGAAAAGGTTGCTCTGGCACTCGACATCCGCAAGGTTGTTGCTGTGTCGCTCACCTCGGCGGAACTCGCTACCGACTTCGCTCTCAAAGCTTGGGCAAATCGTATCCTGAAACCTGCTGTTTCCAGCATGGCTCAGTATATCGAACAGACCATGCTTGAGCGAGCAACTGACGCTACTTACAACACCGTTGGCACAGCCGGCAGTACTGTATTCGATACGGACACGATGCTTTCGGCAGGCCAGAAGCTTGACGAATTTCTCGCGCCTATGTCAGATGATCGTTTCGCGCTGCTCAACCCAGCTGCTAACCGCTCCGCTGTAAATGCTCGCAAAGGTCTCTTCCAGTCCTCGGAAGAAATCAGCAAGCAGTATAAAAAGGGCGTAATCGGTATCGCTGACGGCTTCACCTACCTGCATAATAACCTGCTCTCGCCACATGCAAACGGCATCGACGTGACTGGTATTGCGGTTGAAGCATCGGTTGTGCCAATCACCAACGGTATGGCAACGCTCGGCGTTGACGGTGTCGCTTCCGGCGCTACCATCACCAAGGGAACCGTATTCACTATCGCCGGTGTAAATGCGGTACATCCTATCACCAAGCAGAATTTGGGCTACCTCCAGCAGTTCGTTGTGACCGCTAACGTAACCGAAACCTCTGGTAACTCGGTGACGCTCGCAATCTCGCCTTCTATCTTCTACACGACCACCGACCCACGCCGTAACGTTACCGATGCCCCAGTTGATGAAACTGGTACGTTGGTATTCGTCGGCCCAGCAACTACGTCCTACACGCAGAATCTTGCCTTTGTAAGCTCTGCTTTCCGTATGGCATCGGTTCCGCTGGTAATGCCGGACGGTCTGGATATGGCTGCTCAGGAAACCTACAAAGGTATCACTGTGCGCGTTATCCGTGATTACAACGTCCTGACCGACCAGCTTATCATGCGTCTGGACTTCCTCGGTGGTATCGCTCCGGTGCGTCCAGAGTGGGCTTGCCGTATCACTGCTTAGTACTCTCCACTAGGGGGATGGGTTCGCCTATCCCCCATTTTTACAAAGGATATTTATGTCTGTTGGAATCATTATGGGGAATGTAATCGGCGTGTATGAAATCGTCGCATCACTTACCCCTTCGGCTGTCTTGACCATTACTGCGGTTGAGCAGACCTTTACCGTTACCGGCCTCCGGGTTGGTGACTGCGTTATTGTAAACCCTCCCGGCGTTACCGCTGGCGCTGTTCAGACTGCGGCTCGCGTGAGTTCGGCCGATACTCTGGCGCTGTCCTACGTTAACCCGACCGCCGGTACCGTAACCCCTCTTGCTGGCAATCATACCATTACGGTATTTCGTCCAGAGCGCGGCGCGGCTGCTACGACTATTTCTGATTAATCATGACGGGGGAGAAATCCCCCGTTTACTTTTGGAGTTTGAAACATGGTTGCTTTACCAGCCTATAGAATTAACGCCGGGCTTCAGTCTGGCTTGGATAACTACACGGTCGCGAATCTATTGGCTGCAAACGTGCCGGAAATCATCACCGTTCCAACGGATGATAGCGGCATCAAAGCCAACTATGTCACATTCGGCAAAGGCGCTGCAGCTGACTTCTTTGTAAGGGTTTATGATGCATTAACAGGCGCTGACCGTGTAACAAACAGCACATTCGCGGAATACGTCACGAACGGCACATTTGCCTCCGATACCGGATGGACAAAGGGAGCCGGCTGGACAATTGCAGCAGGCGTTGCCACGGCAACCGGCGCTATCAGTACCGCCCTATCCCAAACTTCAGCCATTGCGCTGATTGCGGGATATACCTATACCATCACTTACACGGTGACTCGTTCTGCCGGAACAGTAACGCCATCCATCGGCGAAACAGCCGGAACCGCACGCAGTTCAAGTGCGACATTCACAGAAACCATCGTCGCGGGTTCTACGCAGATTCTCGCTTTCACAGGCGCAGGTTTCACAGGAACCATCGACAACGTATCAGTGACCGCATGGGTGCTTGGTACGGGCTGGACGACTGACGGGGCAACCGCAATCGCAACGGGCGCTATTTCAACCGCGCTTTCACAGACTGCCAACGGTGCATATCCTCTGGTAGCTGGTCAATCATACCTTGCGACATTCATAGCAACGCGCTCTGCGGGGTCTATTACATTAAGCGTGGGTGGCACAGCCGGAGCTGCTCGCTCGACATCATCGACCTTTGCTGAGGTTTTTATTGCGGGTGCGACTCAGGCAATCTCATTTGCCACTACTGGTTTCACAGGAACCATAGACGATGTGACGATTATTCCTGCGGCATCAACACCGGTTGACGCAACGGCTGGACAATCAGCTGAGCAGAATCCGACGGGTTATTTCCTAAACGCAACCGCTTCTACTATCGCTCTCGTTTCGGCAGGAACCCCAACCATAACCATGAACTTTTATAAATAAATGACAACCATCCGCGACCTCGTAACCCGCTCGGCAAGGCTAATCGGCGCAATCCGCATGGGTGAAGCCTTGACCGGGCAAGAAGCGAATGATGCTCTCACCTCTCTTAACGCTATGGCCAATTCATGGGCAAACAGCGAATTGACTATCTATGCGAGGGTCAGGGAGTCATTTCCCCTGACTTCTGCCGCTTCTTATACCATCGGGACGGGTCAGACCTTCAACACGGCAAAACCCGTGAAGATTGTATATGCCTATACGTCAACCGGAGGCGTGGATTATCCCTTGGAGATAATCAGCGATGTGCAGTATCAGCAAATCCCCATTAAAACCATTGCTGGCTGGCCTGCATACCTGAACTATGTGAGTGGTGCGATTACGGGGACGATTTACCTCTATCCTGTACCGTCTAGCGCATACACCCTGCATTTACTGAGTGCAAAGGCGCTTTCGGCGGTCACACTCGACACGGTGATTGAATTACCGGCGGGATGGGAAGATGCACTTGCTTACAATACGGCTGTTCGCATTGCTCCTGAATATGGGCAGAAGATAGACCCGTATATCATTAAGCTGGCAATGGAGACACTTGGGCAAATTAAACTTGGTGTTGCCCGTAGCCGCTCACTTGAATATCAGCAGGATTCGACACCAAGGCAGAACATTTACACTGGATGGGAATACTAGATGAAAATCCCGTTTCTTGGCGGCTCCTATCAAGAAAAATCACGGCCATTCGACTATCAGAGGACGGTCAACCTTTATCCGGTCATAGACGAAACTAAGCTGGGTAAGGAAGTAGGCGCCCTTTACGGTACGCCGGGAATATCGCCAACGGTGCATAATGTCGTTGGAACATTCTCCGGCCATATCATTGCGCTTTATACATCTGCCAACGGGCGCAGCTTTGCACTCCAAAGCAACTATCTATCCAATGACCATTTATTCGAATTAAGCGCCACCGTTGGGGCAACGGCCACAGACAGGGGCGCAGTAGTTGGAACGAATACCAAATACACCTTCGCAGAGAACCGAACCCAGCTTGCTATCTGCAACGGCACAGACCTTTATATATTCACCTATGCAACAAATGCGCTGGTGCAAGTTACGGACATTGATTTCCCCGGCGCGGCAACTGTCACGCAGCAGGATGGGTATTTCATCATTAATAAGCCTGATTCAGACCAGTTCTATATCAGCGCATTGGCAAACGGCCTTTCATGGGCGGCGCTAGACTTCGCCACGGCTGAATACAGCCCTGATGGATTAACAAGGGTTTACAGCGCATTCGGGCAATTATGGCTGTTCGGCTCGCAGACCACTGAGGTGTGGTACAATAACGGTAGCCCTACTTTCCCATTTGCACGGGTCGAGGGTGCAAAGATGCAGACCGGCTGCGCGGCTCCGCGTACGGTGGTTGAGAATGACAATAGCATATTCTGGCTTGGCCAAGACGCATACGGCAAGGGCATAGTTTACAAGGCGCAGGGTTATTCCGCGCTTCGTATAAGCAATCATTGGGTAGAATTGAAGCTCGCGGCTCTTGATTCTCTGCAAGGCTTAAAAGCGTATTCATACCAGCAGGAGGGGCATTTATTTTACGTCCTGACCGGCGGGGAATTGGAAACCGCTCTGGTTTTCGATTCAGCAACCCGCATCTGGTGCGAGCGCGGCGATTACGTCGACGGGAAATGGACAGGCATAAACGCCACGTCATGCACATATGCATTCGGGAAACACATCGTAAACGGTGAATTCAACGTGTTTGAAATGTCACCGGATATT